CCAAATCGGTTTCCCGACAATGACGGTCCCTGCACGGATACGGAGATGGTACGTCTTCACAGCGTGCTGCTGGTGACAGGTCGCACACACAGGCGCTACGTCAGCCCACCTTTCACCGTGCTTGTTGACACCCTTGTAAGCGATCGGGCGGGATTCGTCCCTCAGGAAAATCCACGCATCGTCCGGTACGTTCTTGTGCGGTAGCGGCCTGATTCTCACTCCGGGCATTAGACCCTCACGATCTCATAGTTCACAGACACGGCACACGCCCCGCCCGTGGAATGGGAGTACGTTAGCGCCTCACCGTCGTCGCACTCGAACCAAGCCGAACCGGAAGCCGGGACGACCGACCCGCCGTTCGACGGGCAATACTGCGACCACCGTTCCTTCGTCGTACCCGACTCGAAAATGACCTGTACCAGAAAATCTGAGGACACGTACACCTGATGCACACGGACCTTCCACCCCGATGCCGGCGCTGCGACGAGCTCCCCGTCCGTCACACCACCCGACGAGGTAGCGGCACGGGCATTCGGATAATCAGCGGTCGGCATACGTGTCCTCGATCTGTGCGATCAACTGCGACTTCAACTGTCCCACATCAAGCTCAAGGTCGAACTGTCGTGCATACTCGACGAGAGCACCCTTCGACATCCGGGCGAGCGACGGTCGGGGCGTCACCGCATTCAGCGAATCGCCTCCCTGCTGGGACACGTCACCCCGACCCTCGAGCGTGTACTTGATCCGCATTAGGCGTTCTGATCCACCAACGCTACGTCAGCTGAGATACCGATAGGTTCAAGGCTGAGGTCTTGTGCGAAGTCCTCGCCCGGTGTCACATCACCCAACGTCGCAGCATCGAACACGTTGCTTGCATGGGTGAGTCCCTGACCCGATTCGGCGATCACAATGGAGTCACCAGCGACACCACCGACCCGTGCCGTCAACAGACAGTCATCTGTGGCGAACGTCGTCGCCTCAACAGTCGGGTGGCGGAGCGTGCCAGCGAAATACTCGGTACCGGGCGTACCGGAAGCATTGATCGCAGCGACAATGTTCACCTTCGTCGCTGCCTCGTCGGCACCGATATCGATGTCGTAAGCGGCAGCCGGTGTCGTCTTCAACGTGTACACCGTCGTGTCGATAGTGAACTCGTCGCCGTCCGTGACAGGTTCCGCAATGGTGAGCGTCCCGACAGCGGCTTGACCCCCTGGGAGGATGCCACCCATCCCCATCGCTACGGCTTTCTCGTTGGCGTACTTCGTGTTCGTACCGTGACCGGGGAAAAACTCCGACACGGAACCGATAGTCCCATCGGCGTCATCGACATACGTGCCGATAACCAGCACAGCGTTCGCACCCGCAACACCCATGTTCGGGGTCGTCACGGCACCACCCGTCGCCTCGGAAGCGAGCTCTGCCGTGGCAGTGGCTCCCGTGTCAACGGTCACGTTCGTGTCGATCTCGGCAGGGTCTTGGCTGACAGCGCCAGCCTGACTCACGACCAAGGCATACTTATCAACCATCAGATCTTCCTCTCAATCGACGAGTCCTTCGACCCGTGCGTTGGTGCTTTCTGGTCAACGATGTTCGACTTCACCGACGTCGGTGTGTCCCTGTCACCGTTCGACGGGATCGATACACCCGACCGGACACCGGGAGCTACCCCAGCGGCAGCTTTCGAGCTGCGGGGGTTCCTCGGTTGCGTGTTGTCTCGGACTGCTGGCGCTTCGGAGGGAGCAGACTTACTCCCCGACCGTGGAGACTTGTTGAAGTCCCCTCCGCCTGTCTTGGGGGATACGTTCATCCTTACTCCTTGTACCTCATCGGAAACGACGTCCGTGCAGCCGGAACACGTTTCGGTTGACCGAGCGGTTGATCAAGTTCTGACATCTGATCCTTGTCGCCAGTTTCACTATACGCCATCATTGCAAAGACTTCACCGAATGTCGGCGGGCCGGGGGTGGGGTCCGCCCACACTATCGGGAACCGGCCCACCTCGAGCTCCATCTGGTGAGCTATCAGTTCCGCTATCATCAGGTCGTCCGTGTTGGGAGAAGACGCCTCGTACCGACCGGTCCCCGTCGAAACAAAGGTCGTCGCTTCTTGGAGCCAACGCCTGTCGTGAAGGGTCACCGTTTCTAAGGACACTGACATCGCCATGTCCTGCACCATCTTCGGTTTCGTAGTTCTCGATGTCAGCCACCCGTATCTCGGCGTTCTACTTCCTCGCTTGATCTCAGCAATCGAGTCCATCCGATATAGCCTCGGATAACGGGCATCCTGTAAATATTGGAGTGGAACGAGCCCGAAGTTGTTTCTCTCGACACCGACAAGTGCAGTGTGGTACCAATACCCAATCTGTTCAATGTGCGCCCCAAGGTCATAGATCGGTATGTGCGCCCGGACTGTTGCGACCTGCTCACCTGTATTGATGTCCCGAACACTGACCGCTGAGTAATCACCGTGGGCGAGGCCCTCTGAAACATCGACTCCAACACCGTAGTTAGGTCTTCGTATGACCATTCCATCCTCGTCACGTTCAACCTCCGGTTCAGCGAACACATGTAACTCTAGGTCACGGTACTCCCCGACAGGTATCTTTGCCAGCTCCCACTTGTCAGGATGCAGTTTGTGGAACTCGAGCTGCGCCAAATCGACCTTGTACAAAGGCTCCTGCCAATCCTGTGTCGCTTCGAGATGTTCCAAGTCGAACGCTGTCCGACCCGACCGCATGAACGCCTCCCCAGGGTTCGCCGGGTACTCCTGATAGAACAAATGCTCACGCCCCCTGTAAGTGAGCTTCTTTGTGTCGTACCACTTGTCGTCCCGACCCGGAACCACCGACCACGGAAAGAACTTCATATCCCACACCGAGTCGTCCGCTAACGATTCAGTCCACGTCTGATGGAAAAAGTTGCCCATCCCGTTCGCCGTGGAGAAAACGAATAACGGTCCGTACACCATCGGTTCGATACCGGCGTAAACCTCTTCGGCGTCCACCATGAACGCAGCCTCATCGAAAAGGCAACCATATACAGCTCGGGAACGACCAGACCGTGACGTGGAGGCGATAGCGAGCATCGACGACCCATTGTCAAACCCGAACTCCTGCCCCGTGTCCTTGATAACTGACGGCCCTCTCTGCCGCATCCAAGACGGCAGCATCGAGTACGGCGTAGTGACCTTTGAGGTAAGGGCAGCTGCGGCCTCGTCCTCCCCGACAGACACCTGAATCCACGGATGATTCGGGTGGAAAAACATGCTCCAAAGAGCGAAGGCATTCCCAATGGTCGTCCATCCGATCTGCCTCGCTTTCAGCGAACCGCTCCACGAAGCGGAATCTGTATGCTTCTGATGCATCCATTCGATGATCTCCGGCTGATGGTCCCACAGCTCAAACTTCTGATAACCCTTCGCAACAACCAACACTTTGACATACTCAGAGATGAAATACCAAGGGTCTTTCTGACACTTACGCCAGATAAGCTCACGCTCGAGCTCGAGTTTGCTATGCCGTTTCGGTTCGGTCATCGACCGCATCATACAAATCGGCAGCCAATTGCTTCAACTCTCCATCCGACATTTCAGCCATCGGGACAGGGGCAGCCATACCCGTCGCCTTCTCCATCAACGACAACAGCTCCCTACCAGCAGCAATACACGACCTGTGTTCAGGGTCCGTAGCGATAATCCGCATCGTGTCCACAATGTCAGGCAGATCCTCCACCGAAAGGACAGTCAACACTTTCCCCGACACCCTCGAAGCGATCCTCGGGTCACGCTTCCAATTCCGCAACGTCTGCTCAGAAACCCCCAACTCCTTCGCCAACTTCGCCTGCGACGAAGGCACCCTCCCCGACTTCGGAGTAGACCACCACTCCACAGCGACATCCAACTCGTCCTGGAACGGAGTCATGTGGTCCGTGTTCCTCGACCCGTCGAACTTGTGGACCTTCGGCATCAGCGAGGCTGCGACCCGCCCGAACCACGACGCTTCGACGCAGCAGTGTTCTCACGCTTCACATTCCGCAT